GTCATAACAACACTCATCCGATTCCATCCTCCCCGGCAGAGCCTACTGAATCATTCCAGACTCGTACCACCGCAACCTGATCATAAGGTCAAAGGACACTCATGCCGCACAGGACCATAATGGACAGCCATACTAACCCACATCGCGTATACAGGAATCACCCCCTAACACGGTTTGCAGGCGAGCATAACCTATGGTAGTATTCTCTAAGCCGCCGCCTCAGCCGCAGCCCAACGTAGTGGGGACACCTGATAAGGCCGTAACCCGTCATATTGGCACACAGATCGTCATAGCCGTAGCTCGGAGAGTGTTTAACCACTGAGTTCGTACCTTACCAGGCTTAGCACCCACGTCAGGAGGCAAGCATCGGCTAACCGGATTGCAATTGGATTGCATTAGGCTACTAGGCTACCATACCGGAGTGTGTTCGCACCTCCATCACTGCTGATAGAGGTCCCTGAACACGCCTTTCGCTTCACGCCTCCCCGCAAGGAGTGTATCCACCGCATCTCACGGCAACAGCCCACAGAGCGTAAACCAATTGACGCTAGCAGTCTAACTCCTCTTTACAAAGAAGTCGACCTCACTGTCGCTCTCCCATAGCTGATCCTTGTGTTCACCTAGGCCGCCTCCGCAACCCAGGATCTGGTTAGCCAATCCCCTACCTCGGGCAATCGGTTCACCCAACACAAGTATTTCCTTATCATCCGAAATGGTTTCGACTGATCGGACTTTAGGATGCCTTTCGTTTACCACTACTAGCGCACCCTCCATCCTCCCATCTTCGGACCCCTCTGAGGAACGACCCTCAGTGGGGGAGCGTGGGCTAACCACATGTCCCCCCCCATATCCATACAGATCACTGGTAGTCTTCATCCCGAATCTCCAGTACCCCATAGTGGTTCCCATCTTTGGTGACGTGCGGTAGCGTAGGGGCAGCCGAAACCACCCCAGTCGAATATTAGTGAGATACTTCATCAACCCTTCCCACAAGTCTCGCACTGGGTCACACAAGCGCCCACTGGGCACCATCCGGTTTATGATGGTGATTTCTTCCCGCAGTTGCTCATTAACCCGCCCGATGGACGTCGGAAAGGACTTATTCTCTCCGAATCCGAGCCATACTCCCAGGGCCCCCTCTAGGAGGGCCGTGATTTCTTTCTCGAACTCATCAATAGTAAGCCCAGTCTTGGCTGCGTCCGTCCACGCGGACATGTCACCCCAATTTTCTTGTTCCTCGCGTATACGCTGCAAGATGGTCTCCCGGAGAACCTTTCCTCCATCTGAGGCACTCGATTTCCAGGGCGCTTGCAGTCTTAGAAGGATGCCTATTCCTGCACTCCCCTGACTCATCGCAACTCTTAAAGCTCTGACCCATTGGGGCCTAAGAGCCTTAATCGCTTTGACTTGCCGGTCTGGAGCACAAGGAAATCCTGGGCCTCCGAATTCACGCGGTAGAAACGGATCCAGTCCCACACGACGGAACTCATAGAATTCATCGCGGAATGTCACTTCACATATATACTCAACGCCTTTGGCATATGGTATTGACGTACCACCCATAAACCTGGGGACGCGCCGGCTTTCGCCGGGCTGTACTTTCGGTTCGCCATCCAGCACGGAGACGCTGATAGTATCATGCCATGTGATCACTCGATCTGGGTCTAGAATAGCTAAACGCTCGACTAATGTCCCCCCAGCCTCCGAGAGCAGGTCTTTCCCGAGATTAACCTCCCCCCCATGACTACGTAGGGAATCGTCGAATTCCTGAGACGCGCCGATAGCCGAGACTATCATTGCATCGTCCCCCACAACCCTAGATTGAACTAAGGATTTTACCGCCGTAACGTGCTTGAGCGTATACAGCGAAAGGGTTGGCCATGTTGGGCCCCTGCCCATAGCAGGTTTCCCTTTTGTGGTATAGGAAAATGCCACTCCATCAGCCCCTTTGCCCTCAATGAGAACAGACCGGGCGTAAAAGAGCAGCATGCGTGCGAACGGACTGTCAAGCGGGATCCCCAAACCACGTAGCACCCCCCTTAGGATGGCCTTGTGATCCTCCCCCGATATCTTGTCCGACGCCCTGACAAGATCCACCGACCGTACCTCATATCCGCTGGGAACCTTAACCTGGCTAGGATCAAGTTCCTTCGGCTCCGAGAACGGATCGGTTCGTGGATCCTGGGCTAACAACCCCAACAACCATGAGTTGAAGAGGCTGCCGACCATCGCAGAGGCAACCGCATTTGGTGTAACCAACCGCACCTTGCGTGACTTCTCTTTGATAGCACAAAGCCCGACTTTGTCAAGATAGCCGTCTTTGGTGATATAGTCCTCCCACAATGATCCCACACAAGCAGCAATCGCGATTAAGTGCGGTCGCTGAAATGTGTAAAAGTCGTAGTGGTTATAGGACAGTGTCTCCTGATACCCCTGTCTCCAGTGGAATAACAGTTGATCACCTCTCATCCGCCATTGACCGTCCCTTCCAAGCTTAGCATCTGAGTTTTTCCAATCATCTGTGACCTCCGAAAAGGCCTCAAATGGCTGGACGAAGTCTGACACCAACTTAGAGAACTCCACCGCCTCGCATTTAGTGAAGAGCCGCTCTCCCAGCCCTAACACTAGCTCCCTGACCCCTCGACGCCAGCCACCCGTTTTGCGCCCGAAGCCTAAGCCCCCAGACGTTCCATAGGTGCACTTAATAGGCGGCATAGACTTGCCATGCGCCCACCTCGTGGCAAAGAGTTCCATCTGTCTCCGATTCTTCCGCGTTGGCCGGAAGTCGGATTCCATGTCGACTCGATGCTGCTGCAACGCGGCTAAGACCTCATCACCCGCCGGATAAGGCCCTGCCCTAGCAACTCGTGAGAGCTGAAAGAGCGCTACCCTCTGCATAACCTTCGTAAAGGAATTCAGCGAGAGAGTTCCGCGTAGTTCGAGTTCCATCACACAAGATCCTGACACCGACGCCCCCCGCCAAGACAGTGCATAGTACTTCGGTCTGGTGACAAACCTCAGCACAGTGACTGCAAGGCACCTGAGTGCAGTGCGATCGTGTGACGTAACGGGGCCGTCGCTTAACAAGCGAGGCAATGCAACCGGTTGCACCAACACAAGTGCACGCATTAGGGATTCACCCCATACCCGGCTGCCTTCGTCAAATCCATCCTCCACGGCTAATTTGAGCATCCTCTTAGAGAGGTGCTCGGGAACCACATAGGCTAACCTCTCGAGGAAGTTGCCTTCTGTTGTTGGACGAGCGGGTGCCACCCGCCTGCTCGATGGCTCTCCGGATATCCGGGAGTCGCCAAACGCCCCAGCCCGATTAGCATTTGCATGCTTTTGGCTGCGTGGCCCAACGCCAAGGACCGAGCTTGATCCCTGACTCATGTCTGCGGAACGCTTAGTCCCA